CCGCTAGGTCCGGTCGGTCCAGACGGGCAAGGGCGAGGATCATTGGTACTACTCAGTTCATGTGTACCACTAGGACCCTGTACACCGTTCACATATAGATATACATTTCCGTGAATGGTTACGTTTAATTTGATTAACATTCTTTGTATATAAATAGGATGGAGGATCGCTTTAAACAAGTGATTGAAAAAGAGTATGAAAATGAAAAAACACGAATAAACTACATCAGCCGCATGATTGGATTAATGCGTAAATTGGATGCAGATTCCTTATTTACGGTGTTGGAGGATCCAGTGCGCTGGTATCCGAAGATTCGTGAAGCGTACCCGAGCATTAGCACGCGTCGTAACATCTTAACCGTCTTTCTGGCACTCTTCACCAAAGACAAGGATCTGGAGGAAGATGTAGGAGGTCCAGACGTGCAAAAGAAGTGGAGGCAGTATCACGACGAGTTGGGACGGTATCAAAAGACACAGGAAAGTAAGAGCGAACCTACTAAAAAACAGGTAGAGAAATATACATCTTTTGAAGAAATTGAAAGCAAGTATCGTGAGCTAGGAAAGAAATCCCCTCATGCCAGTTTAAAAAGTAGTCAGCAGTATTTGCTGTTATCCATTGTCTTGCATTTAAAACCAAAACGAGCGGATCTTGGCAGCATCAAAATTTATGAGGAAAAGAATCCCAATAAGACGGATGAGAACTATATCGTTCTTCGAACGCGTGGATCCTCGTTTTTAGTGATGAATCTTTATAAAACAAGCAAGTTTTATCATACGGTAGAAGAGGATTTACCACGCGAATTGACAGAAGATTTACAAACATCGCTACGCCGGCATCCACGGGAATACTTGTTTGTATCAAGTGAAAATAAACCGATGAGTAATAATACGTATGCCAAGTGGGTGGGGAGACAATTTGAAGAGTTATTTGGCAAAAGTACAGGTGTTAGCTTGTTGCGACATAGTTTCATCAGTGAAAAACTGGATGTGAGCAATATGACCTTGGCAGAACGAGAAGATGTGGCACGAAAGATGGGACATACGGTAGCCTTGCAAGACCGTTACAGATTTGTAAAACCAACCTTATGCCCTCAGATTTGCAAAGAATATATTGACAAGCATTACACACGAAAGAATCATAGTAATACAAATAAAAAGACAAGGAAGAATCGAACTTAAGATCGCTTCTTCCATCGTCGATTCATACACGGTATGCTAGATTTGCTCCCACTCCATGGATAGTCTGCAGGAATTGAAAGAACTGGTTCGAATTCAAATCGGATTTCCATATGTAATCCACATTCTCCACTCTCTGCAAAATATGTCATTGCATTTATAAAGTCAATATGTTCTTCTTCAGACCAAGTATCCTCCTTACACAAGGACAATTCGGATATAATTTCTGAATAGGGGCGAATATATGGAAGAAGATCATAACATTTAATTGATTCAGGTTTTTCATCATATCGAATTTGAAAGAGAATTGTTGCTAAAGAATAGGAAATATGACCTTCCATCCATGGAAGATACTCTTTTAAAATAGGTTCTGGTATAAAACTGGGTATTCCATTATTATACCAGATATTTGCTTCTATATACCATTCAAAGTATCCTTTGCATGGTGGAGGAACTTCATGAATTATAAGAGTTGGTGAACATGTAGATTCGGACATTTTTTTAAAAATCATATCTTAAAAAAGAAATTATTCAATTTTATTAAATCATACATTGATGTGTCCAAAATGCAGTGTCAATATGAACTGCAGGAACTTTTTCAATTTTGCGAGTAATTGGATTCATACGATTCTCCCAATAATCTTCACAATGACTTGCACAACTTTTAAATTCGGCTTCCGTAATTGGTTCTGCTACAGATTTGAATGTTGAAAGGGATTTTACCCAAATAGACTTCTTTGTAATAAGAGACTTACGCTTGGATTCATATGTAATTGCATTTGTGGATAGATCTACACTCAGCTTTCGTAGTTTGACATAGAGGAAGAGAGAGCGAGATTGTAATGGTTTTTTTGCACTAGGGCAACAAATTGATTTCATAGCTTTTAGAAAGGCAGTATAATCAATTTTGCTATATTTTCCATTTATCCAATCTTCCACTGTTTTAGGAGTGGTTGCATTCCAGAGTGCATGTACATCAGAACTTCCTTCATAGGAAATGGCAGTGTAGACACGACGCATCATTGTATGAAGTATTTCAATTGTTCGTTTTATATCTGCAATCTCTATCTTTCCTTCTTCCGTATCATCATATGAAAGAATTATAGGAGCTGCAGCAGGAGCATCTCGTTTGGATGCTGCCATTGGAATGGCATTTGTAGCATTTAGAATTGCTCGAAGAGGGTCAATACAATCAACCCCCAAACATTCACAGACTTGAAGAATAACACATCGTGCAAGTGATTCGATATTAATACTACAACATACTTTTGTAGTAGAATGTTCATCTAGAATCTTCCCTGCGTTAGAAGTGGGTTCGCGTTTTGATGCCCATATCAAATAAATTGGTTCATCCGCAGGAATTCGAGTTCGAATTCGATCTGCGCAGGTTAGAAACTGCGCCACTTCTGGTTGAGATGTGGATTCCTTCCATTTATCTTGAATCAATATATGCAGTTTTCCAACTTGAATCCAATGATCCACTCCATTGAGAGATGCATCACTAAAATGCGATCGAATCTCTAATTCGCGAAGGGAATGAGTAAGTCCTGGAATTTTTAAGGATGCAGTATGAATTAATTCTTCAAGTGATCGACCAAGATCTGCAGCAGCCTTTCCATCAGTGGAGCTGATAAGAAGGCTGCTACTGCCTCCCCCCGCTTCGCGGGGGGAGGCAGTAGCAGTTCGCTCTAGTGGAGCCTCTATAATAAGGAGTCGTCCATTATGATCCATTTGAAGATGAGGAGGACTTTTCGCGTTATGCGCTGCAATTATATGTAAAGATGGTATTAATGACATTTATATAGACTATGGTTCATAGAACGATAGTCTATCAATTTTTAAATAAATCATTCCTCCAACATTAGATCTGTATTAATCTGCATCACTAGTTTACAATGAATCTCATACAGTTTTGACATGAATAATACAGTGGATAAGGCTCCACCAATTGGGAAATACATTGACATTAGAATAGAACATGCAATTACAAAATAATAGGTAAGGGGGGTTGCAGTTAATTCAGAAATCTCTCGATTTGAAATGATATACAAAAGATAGCGACATTTTCGTTGAACCCTATAAAAAGCAGGAATAAGGACAATTCCTTGCGATGCTAATACAAGTCCTAAGATAGTAGGAATTCGTTGATGTAAATTTGTAGCCAAATCATAAATATATTGATATTTTTCATAACTTGCTTCTTTCACAGGAGAAATAATATGTTGCATAATTTGCAAATATAAAATATAAAAACATGATAATTCAATCAAAATAAGGTACGGAAGGGTAGATAATTGTAAGATATATTGATTTGGTCGATAGATTTGTTCAAACTTGATCATTTCCATTATAAACGGTGTTTTACATAATTCACAATCATTTCGGTTGGAGATTCGGACCCATCGATACAAACATTGTTTATGAATATATTGCACACTTCCCTTGCAGACACAGGGTGCCAATAGGGGATTGTTTTTATCTGCTTCGATATAACAAATTCGACAAACGTCCATTCTATATACTATTTGGAATATAAGTTTAAGACCGTTATAAAAAAATATATTTATTACACTTGTATGACGGGTTGTGTATCTACCGCGGGTAAGGCAGGGCGAGGATCTAGAGCAGTATAGAGTCGGGTTCGTGCAGTACGGAGTATATCGGCACAAAACAGAAGAAAGAGGATGGAGGGAAGAATGACAATCATTACCATTCCCAAGGTCCCCATTCCGTGTAAGTAAGGTGTGAAATAGAAGAGAACAAGAAAGAAACTTACTAAGCACCAGTATCCAATCGCTTTATAGAGGAAGATTGCAATTGTAAGAAGATTTGGCATCGTTTTCCAAAGTGCAACCATTCCAATGATCCATCCAACCATAAGAATGGATCCAAAGATCCAAATAGGTTGTGTATAATAAGAATAATAGTAATATGTCGGTAAATTTGTATAGTATCCAGCAATAGCGAAGAGATAGTAGAATGGAACACCAGTAAAGAGTCCTGCTACAATATTGGTTGCAGCAAGTGCTTTCATAACTCCAGTATAGCTCTTACGAAGCGGGCTACAGTAATCACGTGCCATTGTATTAATAAAATTGATGCACTCAATATATTTATCAATTTTATTAATTACAAAATGCACCTTCGTAAAATGATAATGTACAAAGGCTCTTACCATATACCCCATGGAGCATCGGTGCGAGCCGGTCCTACCAAGTGGGATCATAGTTTAGAAGACTTACGATTGTTGGAGATTCCAACCGATCCAGAGTCGATTGCATGGGATGCTGCTCCCAACGATCCTTCCACCTTGGAAAAATTACTTCCAGCAACAATACCAGTCGCAGAGTATAAACTTCTCTTTGCATTTCAACATGTGAAAGATGGAAAAACGATTATCAAAGGAGCGGTACAGCATCGCACTACACACAAGGTTGCAAATCTAACGACTCATTCTCAAATTCCAGCAGATGCACATGTACCTTCCCATGTAGGAGGGTATTATGTGAACAAAGCCGATATGGTTGCCCCATTATGCTTTTGGAATGCGTTTAAGGTATGTTAAAAAATATACAATTAAAGTGTTGCCAAGATCAAGTCTTTATACTTTTTTTCTCGTCGTTCACACATTGTATTATATGCAGCCAAATCTTTAATCAGTTTATTATCACATATAGCAGCATATTCCGCTTCTTTTGGATAGAATTGATAGATTAATCCTTTCTCTTCAATCCAACCATCTGTAATAGGTTTTGCTCCACGAGACTTATTTAAGGTTTCAGAAATTAATTGAAGATTTCCCAATCGGTGAATATCATAGGCACCCAGTGTACAACTTGTACTATTTGGAACAATATGATCTTTATTTTGAGGATCCTTCATCTTGATGGAGGGGATTTGTGTTCCATAGAAGATGCTAAGAGCAATGGCTTGCATCTTTGTCAAAGATCGTCGTTTTGTTTTTTCTAGACTTTCGTCTAGATCATCCTGTATACGCGCAGTTATAAGTGATTCAAGATGCTCTTTGGTAGGAACTACTTCAAAGGTATGTGTGGTTTGAATCTTTTTTATTTCATCTGGAATAAAGTTCCCACCTGCCTCATATCGCAAAACATCCATTGGAAGAGATAATTCTCGAAGATCTTCTTTATCTTTATATGTACTAAGAAGTTCATGATATAGAATTACACGACTAAGATTAGATTGGATTAGTTTGGAATCAATTGAATGAGTAGTAGCATCTATCACATATACAATGAGTAAAATTGCTACATTTTTTGGCACTTTCAAATACTTTTTAATTTCATTACAAGAGATATTGGAATTAAAATACTGAGTATAGATAGTATTTATAATCTTACATGCAGATTCTACTTGATGTAGGAAGGTAGTCAACATTTCGCTACTGGGTGCTTTATCAAACTCTTCATGTGTAATATATTTATAGAGTCGAAAGACCATATCTAAATCTGTTTCTTTCGAAAAGGAACAGGGTTCAGGAATAAAATATGAATAGTTCAAATGTAATTTGTATTGAAAGGCAACCAAGACTTCAAAGAGATTGATAACATCTTTGGAATCTTCCACAATTTTTAATTTTTCAGTGGAGTTCATATCTTCATAATACTTTGTTTCAATTAAGTGTTTCAATTCATCAAAGGAACTTAAGGTTTCTTTGGTAAAATGCATACGAGAGGTAGAACTGGCAAGTAATTCTTGCTTGCTTAATTTCACACCACCTTCATTAATAGATTCATAGATATGACACATTTGATCATTGGTAAGATTTGGAAAGATGGTCATATCCAGTTTAATATCTACAAATTTTAATACATCTAGAGCTTCAATCATGGTTTGCCAATCATCCTCAAGTTTTGAAATATTTGGTAATTCTTCCACTTTGATCTCTAGTTCACGGCACACTTTATGAAAGGTTAAGCGACGATCTAATAGTTTTTCCAAGGAGAAGGAGAGTAGTTTCAATTTCATCTCTTTCGAAAAGGAGGATGGAATGGAGACAAGATCAAAAGACAACGGGGATTCATAGAATTCTAAAATCGTATTCGAACGATTATTTCCATCAAAGATGTAATATTTTTTCACTCCTTCTAGAATCACTTCACTTACAAGAAATGGCATGACTGCATTCTTATACTTTTTGATAAATTGGATATACTTATTCATTTTCATATGATCCCATCGTTTTTTTCGTTGAATACGAGGTTTTAATAAAAGTCCACGTTTGTATTGATTGAGAAAGGTCTCAATCGACCATTGTACGGTAGTAGACATTGTTTATTGAATTATCCATAAGACAGATTAGATCTATCAATTTTATAATTTCATACAACTAGTTCGGTTTTTTTAACAATGGAGTCCCAGTCCGGTCTTAGAAATTTTTTGAACGTGATATACATACAAATAATGTGGTATCCAAGTAGAATATGAAGTTTAAGGAAGCTGTCGAACGGGCTGTGGATATGTTTGAAAATGATAAGGAGTTCTTGGAACGAATTATAATAGAGGACCCGACAATGGTCAAACACCTTCCTATTTTAAAGGAAATCAATAGGTTGGGTTTTTTAACAACCGAGTCCCAGGCTGGTCTGAGAAGAAAGGGAAAGGATTATGAAATACACGAGAAGGCATATGTGTGTGGATTTATGCAGGAGAAGGAGGCTGAGGAATTTATCAAGAAGATGGGGCTTCACACGGATAAGAATGCTATCTTTGTGCCAACTTGCTGTGATGATGTAATCATTCCGCGCAATCTAGATATTCCTTTAACAATAACCAAAAAGAACGGAAAGATAAGTGTGGATACGCATATGTCAATGGCAATTCCTCAGAGTGCAGAGAATAGTTTCAGAAAGTGGGTGAAATTGAATAAGACGGAAAAGGCAGTATATATGTATTGCTGGGATTCAGAATGGAACAGGCTGGCATCTGGTAAGAATGGTCTCTTTCGCGATGTTATACGATGTCTGTAGGCTCTATACAAAAATTTGAATTACTTGCAGCAATTACATCTTCAATTGAATTTGAATAAATCTATTATACATTGTAGAATAGGTTTATCTTATTTTTTTACTTTAGCACATACCATTTGCCTTGGGAGCTCCAACGCAGCAAGAGGCATCCTTTGCAGGCTTGGATCCAGGAGCCGCGCAGGGGAGCTTTGGTGCATCCTCAAACAGTTCATACTGATGAGCAAGATTCATGAGCGGCTTGTGGGCAAGGTGGAATACAACGGCAAAGAGTACCGCATGAGTAGCAGCTACAACAAGCTTTCCCTTTCCGGAAGGAAGTGACACCAATACACCAGGAGTAAGTACAAAGAATAACGCAGCAATGGCGAGACTCATGAGTGGAAAGAACATTTTATACTGAGGACAGAGAAATTTATAAAAGATTCAACATAAGTTGTACCGAATGATATTGTCCTTCAGGAAGGGTTGCTTTTAATAACGTTTCATATGCTTTTTTCAATACACGATATTTCTTTTCCAGTTCTCGGTGTTCTTCCACCAAGGATATAGACCCAGAACTATCGGACTCCAGCTGTTCAATGTCTTCTTCAATGGTTAATGTGGGATGAACATATGATCCTACCGCTTGGGTCGGAGGGGGTTCCACACGGTCCTCTTCCTCTTTTGTGACAACGACAGAATCAACTCCCATTCGTTTGGCAACAATGTCATTTCCATGTTGTTTGTAGGTATGATCAATTAAATCATGTGCTTTGTCACAATACTCGGCTCCTAATTGTTCCACTACTTTGGAATCTTTCAACAGTTTTAAAATGGCAGTTTTTGGTTTGCTAAAGGCTGGTTTGCTTTTTAGTTTGGCTGGAAAGGATTGCATCCATAATAACGGCTCATGAATAATATAGTCAATATACTCTTTTAAAAGTGTTTCTTCTTTATAATCATGGATTCGGTAGGTATCAATGAAATAGCGATAATGGTCGCTCACCCCGTCTTCTGCCAATCGTTTTTGTGCCTCTAACAGATTCATTTTATATGTAAGAGGTATTTATTAGTTTAGATTCTTTTTTCAAGCTCTGCAAGTTTTGCTTTTAAGTCGCGAATCTCGGCAATGGCAGTCACCACCAGTTTTGCATAATCCACCATTTGAGTTCCATTGGGGTGTACACTCACCGCTTCCGGTACACATGTTTTTACATCCGTTGCTAAAAATCCAATGTCCTTCACACCAGAGTCCTTCCAAGTGAATCGGATGGGGGTAGGAAGTTCAATCGAGGTATAAGGAGTGATCTCTTTTTTCAACTTTGGATCACTCGGACATACATTTCCTAACGAATAGACATATCCATCACAAAAGACACTACTTGTGGAACATGTAACAGCTGCTCCCATAGAGCTTATATATAAATTGCCATTTTTTATACAATAATTACCTGTAATACTAGAGGTATTTGTACCAGTTGTTCCAGCTACAAAGTTAATGGAATTTACAACTTGAATCGGAGTGGTAGAAAAATTACTAATGGTATTGGTATTGATCTTCTTATTGGTAATATCCACCATACCAAGAATCGCATTGACCTGCGATTGCAATGTTGCAACAGATCCTGCTCCTGTTGCAGAGGTAGTAACATTACTGACAGTAGGTATATTCAATAGATAAGGAGATTGTCCCCAGGTAAGGTTTGCCATTCTAATCTTAGTACGGAAGGGATATTTTGAAAATTACGAACAACCAAGAAGAGGGATTGGGATGTCGAATTTTATGAAACCCAATATGTACGCTTCCTACAACAGTGATACGGATACTGATACGGATTCCGATCTTGATGTAGGAGACGATGACCGTAAAGAACTAACAAAGCCAGTTCAGTTCGGTCTTCCACCAGATACACTTACCTATGTTCCCTATGCCCCTCCTAAATATGAATTAAAAAAACCAACTACCACCACTCCCCCCGATACAGTGACATCTCAGCAAACAAGTGTCATTGTGATCAATAGTAAAGACCGTGATCGTACCGTCTATCCAAATCCCACCTTTTTTACCCTTCGTCTTCCCCGTATCTATCGAAATATCAAGTCCATCAATTTAACGGAGATTTCCATTCTCAATTCGTTTTTTAATTTCAGACCGAGTAAAGGAAATGTAACTCTTCCCTTGATTGAATCAGGGCGATCTACCTTTAGTGTCAACATTCGTCAAGGAACCTATAGCGCAGATTCCCTTGTATCGGAGTTACAAAGTGCACTGAATGTAACTCCTCTTTTTACAAATCTTAGTTTTACTGCCTTTAAAAATCAGTTCAAAGCTTCTGGTAATTTTAATTTGTTGTTCAATCAACCGAATGGACAAATTTTTAACTATCAAACCAATCAATACGATACTGCTACAACGACAAGTCAAATTGTTGCACAATATTTTCAACAGCAAGAAACCTTTGGTATCTCCAATTTTACCAATCAACAATGTGCTGTTGCTTATTACTATCCGTGTATGAAACAAATGATTTTACAAAAAATTCCCTTTGATTTACACACAGAGTATTACACTACGCTTCAACCAGAATCTACCTTATACCCGAATCCATCGGATTACATCTTATTTGGATTTCAAGGGTTAAATGATCGCTATATTACCTTTCTAGCAACGGGGTTTAATAGTGCTCCCAATGTTACCTTGTTTCAAACCTTTCATGATCAAAATACCTTTTTATTTTTTCCAGTGAATCAATATACCTGTCTATATAATAATCAAACGGGTCGTTTCCAGATTACAGCTCCCAACATTAATACCTCCATTAGTACGGATATTTCAAATCAATATAATATCTATCTGAACCAATTGGCATATGATTATGGATTTGATGGTGTAAATGCTCTAACAGTGAGTTTAAATTCCAATACCTTATTGAAACAAGTTCGTTTAGAATTTTATAACTTTATTCAAAAACAATTTTCAGATTCATTTGGAATTAACTTTGGAACATACACTGCAGATTTCTATGTAGATACAAATAATGAGATTGAGTTATATAATACAAAAAATAGGTTGGGATGGATTACAGATTCCAACTTTATTCCAGATTTTTTAATCAGTACGTTTCCACTGAAATTACCAGATGTACCCGTCTATTGGCCAAATTTGCAATTTAAATCTTCCACAATTACGGATGCAAATTTAAGTACCGCTACTTTTTATTCCACATTAGGATTGGGTACAAATCTGGACACAAATGGATATCTTCAATTTTCCAATGCATCAGAACACCAGAATGGATATTTTGATATACCCTTTAATATTGCTCCCACCAATTATGCCCGTCTTCTTTTTAAAAGCAAGATGCGACAAACAATTGAACTAATGACGATTCCACGCGACATTAATAATCGTACAAGCACCAATGCAGAAATTTACAAGTTTGGGTCGACTATTACGGAAACACCCTTTCTATTTTCAACGGCTGAAACCATTTTAATTGATCCTTACACAAATCCAAACTTTCAATTATATTCCATGCGTCATGTACTTTTTAAAACTCCTGATTATATGCGATTTAATGGAAACCAATGGTTAACCTATGTGAATCAAGTCGCACCGTTTTACATTCCAACTCCACCTTCCATTAATGATATCGAAATAACATCCTTTCAACCCTATATCTTGTTTCAAGTAATTGCGGATGAAATGATTGTTATGCCAAATGCAACGTTTGATATTGATATTTATGTAGAAACACAAGATGGATCTGGATTTCCAGTGGATATTACGCTCTCCTGGTATCGCGATCGATCTGCCTTTATGGCAGACGTGAATGAATTGTATAATGGAACCTATGCCCAGAATCCTTATTATTATTTTGTAAATGAAACATTTCCAGCCGGAACCACCTCTGCTACAATTACATGTAAGACAATTAGTAAGGAAACAAGTTATTTGCTGGTAACAACAGCTAGTAATACACTTCCAGGATCAGTTCCCTTACGAATCTTTGCTGTTAATACCGATTATTTATCCCTTGCAGCAGTAACTCCTGCCTTACCCATTGATTATCGAAAATTACCGTATAGTATGGATGCTATGGAAACAGTAAATCCCATGGATGCTCAATTTCAAGATCCTCTTACTTCGATTTTTAGTACGGCAACCGATTTCTTTCAACTTGGATATAATAATTCCAATATATCAAATAATTTAATGGATTGGTTCATTCATGGAAATAATCAAACCCATTATGATCCGAATAACATTGAAAGCTTTTCCACCACAACATTTAATGGACTTCGCTATGTCTTTCAAGATCCAAGCGGAGCGTCGGCAACTCCTGCTCCTGAAACCACAAGTTGGAGTCTGTTTTTTCCAACAGGGACTAGCAATACAATAAACGATACATATACAACATCCAATTATGATACATCTAGTTTCACAATTGCAAATGGAACAAGCAATGAATTTACTCTTACAAATTGGTTTAATTCCGCAACAACAAAAGAATCGATGTGGAAACCATTTCCTAATCAAGATTCCAATTATTTGATTGATTGTTCATCCATTCAAGGAGGTGTGGGAGTTTTTCAAGCCTGTATCAATCCTTCATTTAATTTATTTACAGATATTAGCACCAATTCAGGTGCATATGATTCAAATGGATTGTCAGGAGTCAGCTTCTTCTTACCTCCTGGAGAAGTGGTCAGCATGCAAGAGGTGGTATTAAAGTTTGGATATACTGCTCCTACCTTTACAGATGGGACTGCGACTATTCCAGTGACACGAAATTCACTCTATTCAGTGACTCTTAATTATACCCAATCACCAGAATGGGTCATAAGTACCAATTCCTTATTAAATGATGATTCGGCAGGAAATGCAAATACACCGTATGGAGGAAATTCACAAGGATATAATCGTCCTTGTGTGGCAATCTCTTCTACAGGAGAGATTTATTTCACCTATGAAACAACAGGAACGATTAATGGAGGAACTAAAACAGGACGAGGGGATACCGTTCTTGTAAAATTAAACTCGGATGGAACTCTTGCATGGGCAGTTCAAAATAGTTCCTTTAATGTAGCAACCATTCCTGAACCAAATCTTTGGCCTCAAATAAGTATAAGTCCCTCTGGAAATGTATATTTAACTGTGTATAATCTAGTAAGCTATCCTAATTATTATGTTTGCATCTTTCGCATTAATCCTGCAAATGGAGCGGTTCTTGCAACAGCAACTCCTTGTATTCAGCCGATTGATAATGGATTTATTAATCATATTGTTACAAAAACAGATAGTCATAATAATATTATTCTATTTACATTTTCAAATGCACCTGGAAATCAAGGTTATTTTAGAGCATATAAATATACAAGTGCTCTTACACCAGATCCTACATTTGATTTTACACCTATAAATATTATTGCCTTTAATAATATAAATATATATTTAACGTTTGTAGACATGTGTGTTGATACAGAGGATAATTATATTTTCACATTTTCTGTAGATTATAACTTATATCATCCGTTAACAGGAACCTATGATATTATTGTTATAAAAACCGATTCAGATGGAACAATCATATGGTCCATTCAAGATCCCGCGATGAATACAGTTGGAAATAATCAAAATCCATGTGTTACAACGGATTCTATGAATAATATCTATGTTGGATACAGTATTACAGGATCTGTAACGTATAAAAATGCTATTGCAAAACTAGATCCAGATGGGAATGTTCTCTGGTTCAAAAATGATAATACGATTGGAACAACTGAATCGGATGATTATATGCAACTTCGTACAGCAAGTGATAATACTATTCTTGGAGTATTTAACACAAGAGGAATATATAATAATGCAAGTCCATATTCATTTCAACCCAATCTTGGTATATTTCGCATGAATACAGATGGACGTGTATTATGGACAAGTCAAAATCAGGCATTGAATGTAAGTGGTATCAATGTGAATTTAATTCCTGCCATTGCAGTTGATTCAGATTATGTATATTGCCTTTCTATGATTGATAGTTCTGGAGGATATGGATCCGCTTATATGAACTTTTTTAAATTACAATTTAATTACACATTTTTACTGTCTGTAAGTCTTGCAGTACCCAACTCCTTCTACACAGTTCAATCCTGCGATCCAGATGTACAAACAGAGTTTGCTTCTTGGGATGATTGGTACCTTCCCAATCGTCAAAATCTTCGTATTGGGGTCTTTCCTACGGCACAAATCTCTTCCATTGCAATGAATTCCTTGGTGATTGAAAGTTCCATTTGTACACTGTCCCTGAATAAGATTGCTCAAGTAAATAACTTTACCTATACAAACACATCCATTCGACGACGACAGCCTGACTGGGGAACCTATTATACATATACTGTGAATCCAGAACGTACATTATGGGCACCTAGCACTACAACGATGACAGGAACTGCTACAAATTGGGTGTCTACCATTGTAGATGCTGATTTGGTTCCTACTTACTACAGTTGCTTAACATCCAATGAAGGATATTTTGAAACAGCACCAAATATTAAGAATTATAATGGATTAGAACGCAATTACGGATTGGCACCCAGTGTTGGATTTACGGTATCAACAGCCTATTCTACCATTTCCAACTGGGTCTCAGATATCCCAAACAGTTATACCATGGTCCCCTTTTATTGGAGTACAAATACATGGAAAGTAGGAAGTTGGTTCGGTCTCACCTTTACAACAGATCCTCAACTTCCCTCCGCTTCCACACTTGGAGCATCGCCCTATTACGGTCCCCCTGGGTTCATGGGGTGGACAACACGTATTAGTAGTGTATCAAGTTTTTTTACCTTAGCATCGACGGGTATGAGTTCCTTCAATGCCGTTTATTGGAACGCCAAAATTGCCTTCAATCAAATGAATAATGGATATGAACCGCGTGATGATCTTACTGCCTTTGGAGGAGGAGCAGGAATTTCAGGAGAGTTACAAGACACCCGTATATTCTTTTATCAAAATTTGAGTACAGGAACGGATCTTGCAGATATATATATATCCACTACAAATCAATATGTATATGCAGCAGAAAAAGCTACAAACTATAAAGCCAGAGATGATAACAGTGGATATAACTATCTATCCTTCTTACCCAATCTTACCGTTCGATCAAGTCTCGAAGCCTCCACATGTCAATATGCCGTTCATGTGCGGGGGCAAGTCCCCACCGTTCAGTTTACAACAGGGTTACGAGTGATTGGCAAGAATTATACGGATTTTGGAACAGTGCAACTAGACGAACTTCTTACAGAAATTCAACAATTAAATGGATATGTTCCTATTGGACCAAATGCAGCCTATTCCTTTCTCACCTCCAATACTGCAACAATCAATCAATCCACTTATACTTATCAAAACTTATTAAATAGAAATAATTCAATTCGATACAATTCAAGTATTGGGCGTTATTTCAGCTTTGATTATGCGGATTCACTGATTACCTTTGATCGTCAGTTTTCGGTGGGAACCGCAACCTATGGTACAAATGCTGCAGCATCTTATCCTGGTGTGACCTTCTCCTTCTACAATTTTTCAACTGCCTTATCTAGTTACATTGGATTTTTTAATGCCAACTTTACAAATTTTTCAACCATTATTGGAATTTATGGAGAAGCAAATAGTCGGTTACAAGCCTATATTTCCACATCTTACAATGGGATTTTACCACCTCAGTTTATTACGCGATCTCGTTATACAGATCCCTTAACCTTTTCCTTACCCTTTAGTACTACATTAGTAACACCTTATACGACTGCAATAGATGAATGGGGATTGGGATGGAATTTAGGGTTTGCCAAAACGGATACACCGTATGCAGTAAGTCAAACCAGTGAAACCTTTATTCGCATTGTTGCAGATTACCTTTATTTACAATTAAATGAATCATATAATATGAATGGGATTAGTGTAACAGAACCTGAAAATTTATCCTTGACACGCGATGCCATGGGGCAGAACCAGCGATACTTTGCCAAGATCTTGTTGAATGATTTTGGATCGATTTCGCGAACAGCAGTCCAGATGCCAAAAGAGTTCAGTCCCGCTACCAATAAGTTTGATACCTTTAGTTTTCAATTGGTGGATAAAATGGGTCAACCGGTCGTAAATACGGATTGTGACAGTGATTTAACCTTACAGATTGTGGAAGAACGTGTGGATTTGAAGATAGATACACATCCTGCACAAAATGTGATACGATAAAAATAAATTCTAATACTAGAAACAAATGAATATTCTGTTAAAAGCAAAATATAGTTTTTACAGTGCCTTGGTCTTTTTTCTAGTTGCCAATCCCGAAACCTACAAAGTGATTCAATCCTTTGTAGGAGGGTGGGTGACAGTCGCAGGTCCTGGTGGTTGTCCGACCCCTATTGGTATTTTCTTGCACACCTGTCTCTTTTTCCTTGTGATGTTGGCACTGATGATGTTTCCACGCGATTAAATAGAATTAGATACTACTATTAGAAATATGCATTTCTAATAGTAGGGATGGCACCAGAAGGACCGGTAAAAGGGGTTGCAACACGTCCTAGAAAGGTTCCACACGAACATATATCTAAGACAAAACGACGCCCGCGACGCTATTTTAGTGGATTAAGCAAAACAAAACGTATCAAGCGACTCAAAGAGATTGAGACGCGAGAAGTAAAACATTGGAAGACTCCAAGTGCTTACAAACCCTTTTCTACTGATAAAGGTGTGAAAACAAAAACAAGCAAATACATGTTGAAATTGCAAAAGCTAATGGCTCCACGCGATCCAGAGGAATACAAAACCTTTGAACAAAAGGAAGAGATTACAGGAGTTCCTGCTCATTTACTGAAAGAATGTTATAATCGCGGCATGGCTGCTTGGAGGACAGGTCATCGACCCGGTGCCACCGAACAACAATGGGGCTATGCCCGTGTTGCCTCCCTCTTAGTCTGTGGAAAAACTCATTACAGTGCCGATGCTGATTTAGTCCGTAAAGCAAAAGAAGAATCTGCCAAGGCAAAGGAATGGTGGAGCAAGTGTTAAAAAATTGAATCTATTTTTCATTAAATAAAATGAATGTATACTTTCTCAAAAATGTCCACAAATAGTTCTGCTTCTAGTCCTCCGAAAGATAATCTGGCACCAGCCGGTCACTATCATCGACAGACTCCTAGTTACAGTCCTTTTGCATGCGGTGCACTTACTATGTTTATAAAGGATGGTGAGCTCATATGCAGCTATTCCAGCTGTTCAGCTTGCCCCGATCCGTGCAGGAAACCTTTGAAAGATCTTTCATCCATTCGGATCACAGCTCTTGCTGTTCCGAAACGGTCTCATTGGAAGATCACTGTTATGATAAATGATGTACTTTTCACAGAGTTTACGGATTCTGTGAAAGGTCTTCATGAGTTCAATTGGTTTCCAGAATCCTTTGCGTCAATGCATACAGTATTGAAAGATCTTGGCGGATCTCTTACAAGGACGGATGAAGAAGATCTAAGTGATTCCTTGTATTGGGCATCTTCTACAGTCATTTGGAACAAGTAAGTCTGACAGTTTTTTAACATATATCCAACAATGCCATCCCTGTTCGAAGCAATCCGCGTGCTGTTTCTCCCAGTCCTTTTACCATTGCCCACGAATCCCCAGGACGAATCCAATATAATTTCCAAGATCCATCACATGTACTTGCCATAAGAGATACCTTTGATTCAATCGCAGCTGTAATAGCAGCTGCTATTGTTTCTTCATTTACACTATATCGAAGTGCATAAAGCGTTTCTTTTCGAGCCGAGACAGAAAATCCATCCGACCAAATCACAGCATGAGGATGTCCAAAGACACCCACAGGAGCTCCCTGTTTTGCAAGATATACTTTGGTGACAGAGGAAAGAGTTTCTAAAAATTCAGTAAAGGCAAAAGGAGGTAAGGGCGCATCTACATCAACAACAAGCGTGACAGGTCCTCCTGCTGCTTTGAGTACCGTTGCTAAGATCGACCATTCGCGGGAACTAGACGGGCTCCAAATGGAACTCCAAGAACTGCCATCTCGCACCATACGATGTGTACGAGGTGTTTTTCCACATAATAAGACAGTCATTCCGTCTGGAAGACATTCCCATGGAACCCATGCCTCTTCTTCCCGTTCCACAAAGATGACCACTGTTTTTCCATGAAAGGAACCACTAAATCCTTCTAATTCCATCCTAGTATTTCATACGATCCATGTAGGAGACAATGAACGCGATAAAACCTGTCGGAGCCATGATTGCAATTGCAACATGTTTGGATATGCTTTGGTTAACCTTCCGAAATTCATACCATGAAGCCTTGTTTCGATCGATTCAACAAGCTCCCTTAACAATTCGAATCCTTCCTGCCATTGGTATTTATCTATTACTCCCGATCGCCCTTTATCTAGGAGCCGTTCAACCTGCTCTATCTGTATTAGACGGAGCGCGACGTGGTGCAATTGTCGGAGCAATCCTTTATGCTTTTTATGATCTTACCAATTATGCCACACTAAAGAAATGGACGTTAGAAATGGCAGTGACAGATACACTATGGGGAACCACTTTATCCGCCGTTGTAGCAGGTGTCGGTGTATATTTTAAAAAATGATGATATAAATACTCTTTGATATAGTTAATATAACTATGTCGAAAACAGCCAATATTGGATCGTTCTTTGGAAAAGGAACCAATTCTTCCACTATTGCAACTCTTCCTCCCGTATCTGTGTCATCCTCTACAGCAAAAGTATCTTCTTCAGATCCTGTATTTGAGGACTATACGCCGCGTGAAAAACAGGCGCATCAATTGGCGAAAGAAATGTTGGGAACAAGTTATGATCCACTCCGAACAAATCGATATATAAAGTCTCTTAAGAAGTAGAGATGGATCAATCTTGTATGGATCAAATTGAACCTCAAATACGATCGCATGTAACACAATTTTTACAACGGAACTATCCTGGTTATAATATAGATTCTATTACAATTGAAGAATCAAATAATGATTCGTTTCATATTCATGTAGAAAATGAACAAGGAATTCCTGTTCGTATCACGGATTTAAAACCCTTACATGTTACATGTGATAGGGAAACCTATGTTGTTAATTTTTCAGGATCGAATCAATTGAATAATCAATCGAATAATAATCAAAACAATTATAATAATCAGTATCGAGGAGGACGGCGAAGACGTTCTTCCCGCCGAGTACGACGATCGGTTCGTAGACGAAGAAATACTCGCCGTTCGCGCGTCTAAAAGTGACGACCCTTTTTTAAATAGGGTGACTGGATAGAAGTATGTCCAAATTAGTGATTGTAGAATCGCCTGCCAAATGCAGCAAGATTGCTGGTTATTTGGGAGACGGATGGAATGTGATGGCGTCCATGGGACACATACGAGGATTAGACGAATCGTTGGAAGCATTAAAGATTGGAACCTGGGATCCTACCTATGTGGATCTTCCTGCTAAGAAAGAAACGATTCATAAACTGAAAGCAGCAGCTCGAAAAGCTACTGAAGTCTGGATTGCAACGGACGATGATCGAGAAGGGGAAGGCATTGCGTGGCATGTTTGCACCGTTTTAGGACTTCCTGTAGCGACTACAAAACGAATTGTCTTTCATGAAATTACAAAGACAGCTATTTTGGCAGCAGCAGCAGCTCCTACTACGATCAATCTTCCAAAATTTTATTCCCAACAAACACGGTCCATGTTAGATATGTTGATTGGATTTACTATTTCGAAGGTGCTATGGACACGTGTACCCAGTGCCAAATCGGCAGGACGGTGTCAAACCCCTGCCCTTCGCCTGGTCTTAGACCGAGATCAAGAAGTGGAATCCCATACTGCGACCTCGTCGTGGCAGTTACAAGGAACCTTTGAACCTCATGTACAACCGGCAGTCCCTCTTCCTCCTCTGGAAGGAACGGCAAAAGAAGCCCTTCCTACCCGTGAAACCAGTCTTGCTATTCTAACCAAGGTACATACAAATCGAAATGTATTGATCAAAGATGTAACTGAAAAAGTCTCTATTAGTAATGCTCCACGACCATTGATTACATCCACCTTACAACAAGAAGCGTCGTCCCTTTACGGATTTAGCCCGAAACAGACAATGTCTGCTGCGCAAAAACTGTATGAAGGAGGGCATATTACGTATATGCGAACCGATCATGCAGTATTATCACGGGAAGCCGTACTTGCTTTGCGTCATCAAATTAAAACACGCTTTGGGGACGAGTATCAAGGTGCCTTTGGGCAGTCGATGGGAGGAGCAGCAGCAGGTGCGCAAGCTGCCCATGAAGCCATTCGACCGACCCATGCCGAAAATCAAACTGTGGAGGCTGATTCAGTGGGGTCCAGAGTGTATCAACTAATTTGGAGACGAGCGATGCAATCGCAAATGGCAGCCTGTAAAACGGATGTTCGCACCTATACACTTCAATTTGAAGCGGAACCAGATCGTGTTTGGACAGTGGAACAATCCAAAATTCAATTTGCTGGTTGGAAACTATTAGAACCCAGTAAGGAGGATGTGAAAGAGTCTGTGCATTGGACGGCATGGAATGCCTTTGCAAAAGCAGGGACCAAGTTGCGTTGGACAAGCTTAGCAGGTCATGAACGATTTACGAAACCATCTCCTCGTTATACGGAAGCATCCCTTGTAAGAGAGTTAGAGCGAAAGGGAATTGGACGTCCATCTACCTTTGCATCCTTAATTGCCACCTTACAAGAGCGTGAATATGTGGAAAAGACAAATGTGGAAGGAAAAGAACAAGAAACACATCATTTACTTATTCCTACTCCTAGTACATGGCCTCCAAAAGAAGAGGTCATCAAACATACAGTGGGAGCGGAGAAGAACAAATTACGTGTCACACCCATTGGACGCTCTGCCATTGAATTTCTTGCCAAAGAATTCAATGATTTATTCTCCTATGATTATACGGCAAAGATGGAAACAGATTTGGATCGTATTGCAAGTGGTGAAAAAGAATGGAAATCGTTATTGCAAGAAAGTTGGGATTCCTATAAAACACGGTATGAAGCCTTTACAGGAAAAGAAGCACGTGCTGCCAATAAAGCATCCTTATCCAGAATCTTGTCTCCGACTGTGCAAGTAGCGCATACACATAAAGGACCATTGATTGTATGTCCTCCCCCTGAAGGATCCTCCAAAGAGGTGAAGCCTATGTATGCCCCTTTACCCACAGGTACTACCTTTGAAACAATTACACTTGCCCAGGCAGAAGCCGCGTTAGAAACAGCCAAACAAGCAAAAGAGGGGATTCAACTTGGCATGTGGGAAGGTGCGCCTATCTTAAAAAAGAAGGGACCGTATGGACTGTATGTTAGTTGGACCAAAGATGATGTGAAACTTCAAGTTCCCATCAAAGCGGCGGACTCCTTGGAAGCAATAGAAGCAAAGCTTCTAGCAAAGCGTTCGGATGAAACATACAAAATAGGAGATTTTACGATCAAAAAGGGTCCCTTTGGGTATTATTGTTTCAATCATACATTAAAGAAAGCGATCTTTGTAAAGTGGCCGGCGGATACGGATATTAAAACAGCGACCGCTGAACAAGTCAGTACTATTTATTCAGCAGGAGTTGCTGCCAAACGAAGTGGAGGATGGAAAGGAAAACGTGGAGGGAAGAAATAGACCGCTTACAATAGAGTGAATGAACTTTACACCAACACGTGCGACGCTATCTTCCACGGTAGATCCAGGAAAGGCAGTTCCACTCGTCTACACGGCTACAGGGGGTGCAAGAACATCCTCCTTGCCAGATATTTCTAACTGGCGCGATCCTACCCTTTTTGCTACGATTATTATTTCCGTCTTGATTGTGGATACGATTGTGCTATTTTTTACGCGATACTTTCCCGATACTTTAGGAAAACCCCTCAACCAGTGGTATGATCAATTCCAACTCAGTGCGGTGATCTCCGATGTAGGAATCATAGTTATTGGCTTTGTCTTGGCACAACTTCTCTACACCTATTTCTTTGCACCAACTCATGGATGGAATGTCTGGATCTTTTTAGCCTTATTGGTAGGAGTTCAAGTCCTTCATGATCTCTTTTTCTATTTTGCAGTCATTCAACCCATTCCGAAAGGTCATAATGAAATGATGGATACGATGAAAGCCTATTCCAAGGGAGCTGGACCTATGATCTTGGTAGGAGATGCGCTTCTAATGTTAGCCAGTGCAGCCATGACAATGGCATTAAAAGATCAATCCATCCAAACCCTGATGTTTGCAGGATTGGGCGTCGCTTACACCATTCCCTATATCTTAACGACTCGATGGGAGACCAATTCTGCCAAGAAACCAAAGAAGGAAGAGGAGAAGGAACCTCCTCCGACTCCCTTGCTAAAACAGGAAGTGCAGTCGCAGCAACCACCAGTTCAGCAAGTACGACAACAGTCTCACGAACAGCAGATGGATCATCGTGATATGAGTTTTGGAAATGAACAAGCTGCCTTCCGTACGGGAATGCCGCCTCCTCCCTTTGCCCAGGATATGCCATCCGAGCCCATTCCTAGCAACTTTTATTACTAATCAGACTAAAATTGATATACGTTTCATTGTCTAAGATTCATTTCATGAAGATTAGAAAATGGGGTGTGCTGTGTCCAGTCCGCTTTCCCCGATTGTGATTTCCTTGGATGGAAACACTCCCATTTCCCCGATCGTGATTTCCTTGGATGGAAACATTGGAGCGGGGAAAAGTACCTTGATTGCTGCTTTACAAATGGCAGCGCCTGAATTAACCGTGTTACAAGAACCGGTAGGAGATTGGTTAACCCTCAAGAATGAAACGGGTGAATCTCTTCTATCCTTATTCTACAAGGACACACCACGATGGGCATATACCTTTCAGAATTGTGCCATTCTTACCCGATTATTAGCAACACAACATGCGTTGGAGGCGTATAAACCTCAACCAGGCAAGCGTCCTATTTTCATTACAGAGCGATCGGTGTTAACCGATCGCTATGTGTTTGCGGAAATGATGCGCAAGGAAGGAAAGATGAGTTCATTAGAATGGGATTTATACATGAAATGGTTTGATGCCTTTGCTACAAAGATTCCAGTCAAAGGAATTATACATATTACAACAAGTCCCAGTCTTTCCAAACATCGAATTGTACAACGTGGACGATTAGGAGAGGAATCTATTTCAGTCGAATATTTAACCAACTTGGATCAACAGCACAAGGAGTGGATTCAATCAACCCCACTTCCTACTCTGTCTCTTTCCACTGAAACATCCTTGGAAATAAATGTGGAACAGATTCGTACCTTTTGCAAGCAATTTTACGAATAAAATTGATATATAGATATGTTTTAGAATTATATTTACAAGTTCAGATTGTGTATAGGATATTATATATGCCATACATAGTCAAAAAAAATAAACCTACTATAAAAGAATATAAAGGTTATACGTATGAACTTCCCAATAATGAATACACATGGATTTCCGATGATTGGTATGATACACAGGCTACAAGAAAAGAACGCGAATTAGTTGATACATATGTCCAGTTGATAGATGACTCTGTAAAATATATTACAGATAAAACTACACGTAAAAAATTAATACTGAAATTAATTCCCTTCGAAAAAATGCCGACACGTGAATTTCGACATCAGATTATAGATCGATATTATAAACTAGTTCTAAGTCGATGTTCGAAATAGAATGTTATCCAATTCATTTTTTGGTTATTAAGATTTAATTGCTCCGCAATTAAATCTTTGTTCTTGTTAGAATGTCACCAATAAGACGATATGCGAAGCATATCGTCTTATTGGTTCGTATTCTAATCTTAGGAGAGAATAATCTCAACGAGATTATTCTCTCCTAAGATTAGAATGTCGTTTGAAAAAGAGTTGCGTAGCAACTCTTTTTCAAACTCAGAATCTAATAAGGGGCACGATAAATCGCTCCGCGATTTATCGCACCCCTTATTAGAATGTCAGGCGAAATTTTAACCGTGAGCCCCAGTCTTCCCGTTCCTCCAGGAACCACCTCAAATGATGCATCCAATCCAAAATCAACCATTAAAGGGTTACGTATGACAACTGCACAATCAAATGCAGACGCTCAATATGATCCTCCTCCCAAACGAGAAGGGTTTCAATCCTATACTACATATCACAGATCCATACTCTATTTTCTCATGGTATTTGTATTACTTTATTTTGTATGTAGGAAGTGTACATTTTATACATTTATATTATTTGGTGTAGGCATTGCGTTAATCTATTTAGAAAGAAACTTAAATCGGACAGTATAGAGAAATCCGGCTTCAGATACTTGAAAGGTCATACGTTCTAGATGTTGTTCTTTTAAATATCGATTATTTTTAATATGAAGAACTGGTGGAAGATTTGTTTTTTCGATCAACAAATCAATTCCAAAGGATGCAAAATAGGACATACATTTTACAATTGATTCTTCTGTAATTGCCGACATATGAATGGGAGGGGTATACATTGTTTTAAGTCCTTCTGTAAAAATAAGGAGAAGGACTTCAAATAAGGCAGGAACATCTCCTCCTGTATCAAATTCGAGTTGAACCGTGTGGGGAGGGTTTGGTGCTGTTGAAAAAAGAGTTCTTGCGAACTCTTGTGGGGTACTCATATTTATATAGTGTATTTTTCTTAATGTTTAGACCGTGCTCTTATCAAAAGGGGTCAGTAAACGATCTGAGAAAGTTTTTAATGCCTTTTCCTGTTTAAAGTCGAGTTGAAGAATTGTAGAGGTAATATAAGTAGGAGTAAATCGCTCCTTTGTTAGAATCTTGGACATATTCTCAAGAACAAATTGTTGGATCACTTGAATCAGTGCAATCTCACGAAGAATCTGTTCAGAAGGAACCTCACCAGGAGATAGACCAAACTGAAGATTCAGATTCGAAGATGCATCATCGGATCCAATATTGGATGAGATGATCCGAACTGCCCTGCTTGTGGCGTAGCCTAAATGCAAGGTTGTAAATTGCTCGGCTTTCTTGCCAAAGTAATCATTCAGATGATGCTTGAAGAAGTCAGGGATGAACAACTGAATCAGTTTGCGGACAGTAAAGTCGCGGTTTTCTGTTTCAGGATTATATGGTTTAGGCCAACTTGTCGTATTCTTCAACCAACTTACGTAGGTAAAAGAGTCCATCTTGTGAATAAATTCGGCGAGTCCTTCTGTGTTGAAGGAGGGGAATCTTGCACCAAAGATGGCTTTATGAAGATAGGCGACAGGCTTTGCTTGAATAATTAATTTTGTATCACTTTTGGTAGGTATAAAGGATGATTCAAATGCAGTTTTTGCATTTGATATTATTTTATTATATTGTTCTTCGTCATCGGCATAAACTACATCTCCCCATTTCTCATTGGTTGTAGAAATAGTTAGAGAGGGAGCAGTTGCAGCTGCACTATTAGTAGTAGCAACTACACTAGCAGCTGCACTATTAGTAGTAGCAGCAGCAATTGAAACAGATATGGGCTTCTTTTCTGCGTTACGTCGAACGACATTCGCAAACAATTCATCTAACTTTACTGCTCCCGCATGTACGGTTGCAGCAACTTCTGTCGATACTGTAGATAATGATTCAGAGGATGTCTTTACAGACGCAGCTTGTGCAGATCCTTCAGACAATGATTCCGTAGATGCAATAGAAGATGCATCAGATGCCCTTGCACGTGATTCTTCTAGAAATGCCTTTTCTAAGACATTTCCAGAAATTACTTCGATCAAATCCGGCTTTGCCGATTTTGATACGATTCCACGTGATAGTTTCGTAGTGGGGACCTTTACAGACATAGATTCAAATTTTGTAGCCAAAGCTGTTTCTTCAAACATCTTTGCTAGTAGTGACGGATGCATTCCTGCAGCAGCTCCTCGTTCAAGCAATTGCTTCATACTATTTTTAATAGAAAGAATGCACTCCATCTTTGAAAATATGTCTGTAAAGTTGTATATGCAATATATATATTTATAAACACATCTAATCAATTTTTTTCATGATATTATATCCATACATATTGAAAAAAGCATAATGGATGCAACAGTGATAGAACCACCAACGGTTATAGCAAGTCGTGTCTCATTGGATGGTTTAATATTAAGAAAATGTAATACAGGATCTACAACTGTATCTTTTGATCCGGTTAAGATTTGTTCCGCTCGTGTAATAAGGCAGCTTCGAAAATATAAATGCGATAATAAGGTAAGACATGCTGTGCTACAAATAAAGATTCGTAAAGGTCGATTATATGGATATAGAAAAAATATTAAAACCCATGAAATAATTAAGACTGGATGAAATGCACTTAATGCAATTCCATATGCGTTATCTCCACCGGGAATCCAGTAGAATAATACGCGTGCAATTGCAACAATACATTTTACAAGTGTAGATCGTAATTCTTCCATGCCTATAAAAGACATGGATAGTAAATTATTTCAATGCTACGCATTGAAATATGAATTTAATCATCATCTGACCTACAACCAGAGCAGTTTGGATCACGACATACTTGACAAGAAATTTTGTAGTTATTTATAAACTTAATAATCTCATTATTCTTGATGAGATTATTGATAAGATTATTTATTTTGAAAAGAATGTTCGAATTCATTTTAAGAATTTAGTTTGTTATACGAGATATTCTAAAATAAATTCTATATTTCATTTTTTTTAGTAAGATCGCTTAAAGTATCTTATCCTTGAATATATAAAGAATGTCTTCTACCATACGAATTCAACGCGAATTAGCGGATTTAACAAAAGATCCTCCTTCAAATTGTACAGCAGGTCCCGTTCATTCTGCAGATATGTTTAAATGGGAGGGAATTATTTTTGGACCAAGTGATAGTCCTTATACAGGGGGAGTCTTCAAACTTATGATTCATTTTGGAGCGGATTATCCCTTCAAACCTCCTCATATTCAATTTACAACCAAGATTTATCATCCAAATATTAATGGAGCGGGAGCCATTTGTTTGGATATCTTAAAAAGTCAATGGAGTCCAGCCCTTACGATCAGTAAGGTGCTATTATCCATTTCAAGTCTTTTATGTGAACCAAATCCAGATGATCCGTTAGTACCAGATATAGCACATCAATATCGTCACAATCGCGCTCTCTATGATGAGACAGCTAGACAATGGACAATGAAATATGCATCTGAATAATTAGTCATCTGTTACCTTGGGAGCAATATAACTTACATAGGAAGAATGCTCACTTATTTGAAATTTGAATCGAATTGGTTTATCTTTTTCGAAAGAAATATATATTGTTGGCGAAAGATCTGCTGCTGCACTGACTGTTGCATGAACTAATTTCAAGGAATATGTTTGTTGAACAAGATCTCCAGACATAGCAATCTCGCGATCCTCAGTGGGTTCAAATAGACAGCTTCCTTTCATATCTCCATTTACTTCTATACGTATCCCGTCTTCTTTTGCTTCTAGAATTATATTCTCTGAATTTAATTTATGAAAATGTTTGATGCATCCAACAAAGTCAGATGTACTCATTGTAATATCGACTGCAAGATCCATTTCTGGAATATCTACAGAATCGATTTCCAAATCAAGCATAGGAAGATCAAAGGTTCGTTTCATTGTTTTTACATTTAATTCAACTTTGATTGTATCTTCTAAGACAGTCACAATACATTCTTCTCCCGAGGAGGTTGTGCGTAAGATTCGATCAAGAAGGGAAAGATTCATCCCAATCATGCGACCTACATCACATTTGTAGGAGGTACAATCGTTCTTTGAAAGAGTATAGGAGACAAGACTGACGCGACTTGGATCCATTCCCGAGATGACTAATTCATTCTTTGTAAAGAGTAAATTTGCGCTGGGAAGAAATTCCACCAAGGCTTTGATAGCATTTCGAAAGGAGAGAACATCCCTTAGATGAAGTTGAATGGTTGACATACTATTTTTAGAGTAGTCCGATCTTTAAGATCAATTCATTTTTTTTAAATGAATAAATAGAAATGTCATCAAAAAACGTAGAGGGGTCCACTGCACTAGTAGGATCCGCAGTAGGATCCGCAATAGGACCACTTGGAGTATTAGCAACAAGAGCATCCAATGCATACAAATTAGAGGGAAGAAATAAGATTGATCCTTCTAAATATAGTCGTAGTTTTACAAGAGGTGCTGCGGCTGGTGCAGCAATCAATCCTATTGCATTTGGAGCTTCTACTACAGGATCTCTTACAAATGCAGCATTGGATTTTGGATCTTATACATCACAGGCTTCACTTGCAGGATTAAATGCAACAAAACAAGCATATAGTACAGTAGCTCCTCGAGTTAAACAGACTACCGCCCAGCTTCTTTCAAGTATAAAGCCACCAAAACACCGCTCTTCTCGTCGTCGCTCTTCTCGTCGTCGCTCTTCTCGTCGTCGCTCTTCTCGTCGTCGCTCTTCTCGTTATTAGATATAAATCTGTATTCTTTTAATATATAAATAAAAAAACTATATATATATTAAAAATGTCTATGGCTGGTCTTATTGCAACAGCGCCGATTGGAAGTGTTGCGGTAGGCTCCGTAAAAGGAGCCTTAAATGCTTCCTCTGGGATTCGTGAAAAAGGATTAGTTGGACCAGACAGATTCAAACCGACAATTGAAAGTACATCAAATCCGTTTAAACTTGGATCGGGTCTTGGACAGATAGGAGTTGCAGCATCTGCACATACAGGTCATGCATTAGGATATACAACAGCGGGTGTAGGAACAAAACTAGAGGGGTATCATTCTTTAGGAACATCCCCTCCGGTACCAGCAGTTTCAGGCTCTGATTCTGATAAAGCTCTTGCAAGTGCAGTTAAGACTGGTTCTCTATTTAGAAAAGCTAAGAATCAATTCAATAAAGCAGGTGAACATCTAGGTGCTATTGCTGAAATAGCGAACAATGAAAATGTTAAAAGTGCAGTTAAAAGTGCAGTTAATACAACTGTAAAAGGTGTAAAAACAGTAAAAAAAGGAAAAGGTCGATCTGTTCGTCGATCTGTTCGTCGATCTTCTCGTCGATCTTCTCGTCGATCTGTTCGCCGTTAAATATATATCTAAACTCATAAACACTCTATACTATAGAGTTCTATGAGTAAATCAAAAAAAATAATTATTCATGTATCCCCTGGGTTTATTCTTCCAACGATCTATCAATCGACCGAAGTATCTCAAGTGGAACAAGCGTTATCCTTGGGAGCCATGTTTGCTGAAACAGTTCCTACTACACTTGCAAAAGCCAAAGATTCTGAATTTGCAGAAGTTTTAAAACAAAAAGAACGAGATGCGGATGCAAAAGAAGCCACTCTAAAAGAGGAACTGACCAAGATTAAATCCACCATGTTGGAGGCACAACGCGAGATTCGACGCTTAGAAACGGAACATGAACAAGCATTGCGTGAGCAAACAACTGCATTAAAACGATCTGCCTTGGAAACGCAACAACGCCTTGTTCAAGATACAAAAGAACAAGTCGTACAACAAGTTCAAAAAGAGTTGATCACCTTGCGAGAACAAAATCATTTATTAGAAGTACGACGAACACAATTAGAAAAAGATCGCACACAAGATTTAGAACGCGAACGCACTTCTATTAAAGAATCGATGCAATTAGTTCTTGCCAACAAACAAGAACAGTTAAGCAAGACGGAGGAAATGATGCAACATTTGCAAGAAGAGTATAAATCATTGAATGATTTTTTACGACGAAAGATTCGACCGACAAGTTCCCAAGAAAAAGGAGCAAGTTATGAAACCATCTTTCGTGAATTATTGGTACGAGCCTATGGAGCCATTCCTAAGTTTACTCTTCATAGCGGAGCACGATCTTCCACTGGTCATGAAGCCGATTTTCTCACAACCTTCTATGATACTTCCATTTTATGGGAAGTAAAAGATTATTCACACAAAGTTCCAACAGGAGAAATTGACAAGTTTTTACGAGATGTACGCGAGAATAAACAGGTTAGTATAGCAGTGATGATTTCACGAACAACCGATATTATTGGAAAAACAATCACAGGAGATAAACATTTTGAATTTGAAGAGGGGATTTTATATGTCTATATCAGTCGCTTTGAATTTTTGGGAGATGCGCATGACCTCCTACAATCATTACGACCGATGTTTGAGGTGTGGAAGGAATTAGGCAAAGATAAGGCAGCTACGACCCATGAAACTATTTTACGCGAATTACAACGATTGGTGGAAGAAGCACAAACACGACGAACCGAGTGGAAGACACATAAGGCACGCTTGTCCGATGCGATGGGATGGATGTCCGAATGTGTTGAAAAAGCGGAAGCCAGTGTCCACTCCTTGCTACGTCGTATTAAAGGAGTGGAATCAACTCTGGAAATTCCTGAGGATTTATTTCGTCCCTTAGATGATGAACGCAGTAAAGAGACCGCAACAGCACTTTTGGCGGTTACAACCCTTACACCCGATCACGAAGTTACAATTCAAGACTTGGCGAAAGCAGTTTCTACTCATCTATCTATTTCCGTTCCCACAGCATCGGATCGTATCAAAGCAATTTTATTACATATGCATACTCCCAAAGGGAAGCCTCATACTACAAAGGGATTTACCTTACGTAGTTAGCTGTTCAATTTCTTTGTATAAAAGTTCAATTTCTAAACAAATGCGAATTGCACGTGCACGTGCTAGCTCTGCTTTTACAACGGCTAATTCCGCTTCTAACTGTTCTATATATGTTTTTACAGAGGGACGTACTGATTTTCCTATTTTTTCAGGAGGAGTCGAAATACGTCGCATATCAGAATTCATGTTTTAATAAAGAATGAATTTAGATGGATAAATATCAATTTTTTATACACCATGAATGGTCAATAGCATATGCATCATTCCCACCCATTGTTTCCATTGTAAAAATCCTGTTCCTCCTATTTCTTTTGCTTTACTAATCACGTCTTTGGTAGATTCAAAGATTGTTTTCAGATCCACACTACCATAGATTTCATGTAGACGGGTTTTATCAAACGAAGGGGAACCTCGAAGCACATTGACAGCTTCATGAAAGGTATAGAACCAATCTACCAACCACTCTTTCAAACTTGTAAGTTTTAAAAGAGGTTGCACAGGATGGGCTTTGAGCCAATCCGTAGCATGCGATTGACAAATAGGACAAGGAAGACTCATCGGGAGTGCTTCTAACAAGCGAATCCATTGCCGTGCTGCATAGGCTAGGGTATGTGGCTTTACAATAACATCCGATCGATCCGCTAATCCATGTAAGAGGGTCCATAGCGGCGGTCCCCAGGTATTTCCTGGCGGCAATGACGGCATTTTCTTGCTGCATTGTTCGCAACTCATTTATCAGGACTATAAATAAAAATAAATGAATCTTACGATACATGTGTCTTATTTAATTGGTTTGACAGTTGATTCATTGTTACATCCTGTACATGTAATATTTCCACAGTGCATGGAAGATCTGGAATATGATTTAAACATGTGTTTTTGCAACAAAGAATCCATAAGGATGTATGTAGGAGGGGGGGAAGATGTTGAATTCCACAATCTTTTAAAATTAATACACGTAGTGTACGTGGAAAGGGAGGAAGAACCTTAATCGGACAATCTGTAATTGTAAGAGAGACCAATCGAGGGGGAAATTCTTTGATTTCATATAATTCATGACAGGATGTAATTTTTAATGATTCGATTATGTCAGGATATATACCAAGGGGGGGAAGAGTTTCAAAGGGTTGTTCAAATATATGAATATCTGTCATAGGATTAATTACATATATCTTTATAGAAGGTTCTTCATCTTTTTTCGAAAATTTTGTATCAGGGGTATTTTCTCGTGGATAGAAAGGAACGCAAAGCGTTCCTTTCTATGTTCGAAAAAAATTGCTAAACACCCTACCATCCGCAAAGCGAATGGTAGGGTGTCCAGAAATTTTGTATCGTGGATACCCCTGAGCGCAAAGCGCTCAGGGGTATCTTCGAAAAAAATTGAAACCACTTTTTCTAAAATAAGAAGATAGTGGAGAGTGCTTACAGCATCCCCTTCGCATTAATTGGTTCTCTGGATTCGTTCCTTTGGACCGCCGCATTATGCACTCTGTAGTCAGAAATGACCCCTGGACGGATCTTCCTCAATGAATGAGGAAGGTTTTTTCAGTTATAAAGATATAAGAAATCTTACACCAAATTCAAACAAACAATATGTGAAACAGATTGCAAACCAGAGTGAATATCCATATAGATAGAATCCACTTACCACAATGGAAAATGCAAGTAGCATTCTTTTTCGCATATAGGCACTTGGTTCATGAGTAAACATGTACCATGCCAAAGGTACCTGTAAAAATTGAAAGGTTTGAATAAAGCGCATGAGTATTTTATATATTATATATAAATGGGCTTTACATATGAAATTGTATACATTGCATCCATTGATGAATCAATCTGTATCCCTCCTGTCTACAAAGGTCTTACTATACCTCCCTATATGTTACCCTTTGTTACAAACAAAGAACGCTGGTCGACTATATTTGCAGAAATTGTATTCGGAGGAGAACTTCCTGAATCAGACTGTAGCCCGGTCAAAGATTTAGTACATAGGCTTCCTTTGTATGATGAGATTGTTGAACAGTTGGTGGATTTAAAAATCACGTGTTGGACACGTGTCACTCATGAAGCCTTTCTGAGTGCATTTCATTTCTTCGCAGATAATGGATTATACATTCGATATCATTGTTAAGCACATGCTTTACGAACGATACCAAAGATCTCTTCAATGGTGAGTCCATCTTTTTTTTCTTTGTAACCATTTACTAATGCTTTCCAAATACTATCTTCCTTGACATCAAACACATTATAGGGGATTTCCGCTGGGCACATCCAATATTCAAGCCCATCTTCTTTATAGACGGGATCTAATCCACCTTCATTTTCATTGAAGAAATAAAACATAATTTTTGGCATCTTTTCTTATCTACATGTGTAGATAGAAAAAGATCAATTTTTATACCGAACAACAGGTGTAGGAAACCCCTGCACTTGGATTTCCTACACATCCAGATGTTATTTGTATATGAGGAGTTTCTAAAAGAGTATCAATTACATATCCAACAGGCTCATATTTACATACATCCGTGGTAAAATAGTAGTTATTGGTTCCTAAATTAGTCGCACAATAATCACACATCCATTGGCATCCTGTACCACTTCCAACACTAAAGGTGATACACTGATTGGACACATTTACTGGATCCGCAGTTACCACTGTAAGAAGTGTAAACAAAACCGCCAACATAATTCTATCGTATATAGAGCATACGTTGTTTAGACAGAATACAAAACAGAATTGCAAGAACAAGCGTGGATGCAAAACATCCAAGTGCGACTTGATTTAATGTTTCAAGAAAGGTGTGATCCATTGCTTAGACAT